GTTCGTTACGTTCGTACGTTCGTACGTAGCCCCGTGACTAGGCGTTACCGGTGCGTCACCACTGACGTTACTAGGCGTTAGCGTGGCGTCAACCGCAGGGATATCAGGGTGATCGACCAGCGGAACGCCCCGTTTCTTCTGTCGATAGCGCCGCTGCCGTTCGCGGTTGGCTTCTCGCTGGGCCACCAACTGCCCCTGGTGTTCACCCCAGTCATGCAACGTCAGGCGTTTGCCGTGTCGGTCCAGCAATCCAGCAGTCAGCAGGGCTTCGATCAAGTCCACCTGGACCAGCGCCGCCTGTTGGCCCACCCCTAGCGCCGTCAGAATCTCATCACTGGAATACTTGCTCAGGTCGCCATCGCCGTCGCAGTAGTCCACCGCCCAGGTCCACAGGTCCACCAGAATCCCGATGGCCTCGTGTCGCCCGATCCCCATCGCCTTGGCGAATCGGGCCACCTTGGGATGTCGGGTCAGTGAGCAATCCAATCGTATCCAGGTCACGATTCACCTCCCGCCGCCTCCCCATCATCCCCTGGGTCGTCCAGCCCTGGCAGGTCATTGATGGTGCCGCCCGCTTCCAGGTGCGACTCAATCGCTACGGCCCGCTCTGCCGCCTGGTTGCCCGCAATCGGCAACTCCTTGGCGTGACGGGTCAGCACCGTCTTACGGACCATCCTGGGCCATGCCAGCGGGTCACGCCACGGGCTATCCGGTGCGTTCTTGCCTGGTGACATCGCCTCGGCGGTATCAAGCTCAGCCCTGCTCATTACCTCGAACGTGGTCAGGCCATTGGGCGTGGTCGCGATGCTGTAAACGTGTCGCACAAGGCCATTCATGATCTGCTCAACGGCGGCAGGCGTGGCCTGGTCACCCAGTTCCTTTATCACGCTCAGCCGCACATTGTCATCAGGGCGGTGGCGCAAGGTCTGTTCCGACCCTTCAGCCCATTCCCACGGCTCACCTTCGTAGTGCAGCCTGGTCTTGATGGTCAGGCCCGATCTGCCCAACAAACTTACCCATCCTTTGTAGCCGATCACCGGCACCGCATCCACCTGCTCGGTGCCAGATTGTCGGCTCAGTTTTGAGTTCTTAAACGGCAGAATCCATAACTGACCGGCGGCCCCAATCGGCAGGCCAAGCTCAAGGCTGACCTGAACGCAGCGCCACAGCGTCAGGCGTCTACACTCCAGCACCCTGGGATTCACGGCCCCCGCTTCAATCAGTAACTGGACCGCCCGTTCCGGCGGCAAACTATCCTGGGCGACTCGGGCCAGGCGGCCTTCACGCTCATGGAACCACTTTTGTAAATCATCAACTCGTTCGGCTAGTTGCGTTGCCATTGGTAACTCCTATCAACGCTATAAATACATATGCCTATTTTACCGTGAACCGCTTATCCCCCTTCCGTTATTGGCTTAACTACCAGGCGGCGCTTGCCGGTCTTGCCCACGCGGTGCGTGGCTGCCACGGTCCCATCACGCCGGTTGATCTGCTCATAGTCATCACCCATCGCCTGCACAATCCGGGCGTCCAGCCGCTTGACGTGCTGGCTGGCTGCTTGCTCTTGCAACTTGTGCGCCCCGCGCTCATCCAGCACTGCATCCAGGTCATCACCAGCGGTCAGGATCAACCCCTGCTCGGCTGGCGCCCCCACCACGATATCGCTGCGCTGGTCGGGCAATGGCACGTCATCACCGTGGACATATTGCATGAACCACTCATCGGCCCTGGTCGCCCATTCATCGAACCACTCGGGATTCGGGCTGACCTGATACTGCCGCCAATCATTGCCCCCGATCAGGGCGCAGATCACGGCGTCCCGCGCACCAACGCATCCCAGTTGCCACCATGCCTGTTGGAGGTAATGTTCTGGAATGTTGCCCAGGGCCTCGCTACCTGATGCCCCCCATTCATCGGCCATCCATGCACTCACGTTCTTGCACTCGATCAGCGTCACGGTATAAGGGGCGGCCATGCTGCCGGCTAAATAGTCCGGCGTTGCGGCCACATGATTGATGTCGGGGTGCGGCCACGGGGTCACATAATCCTCAGCGAAGGCTGCAACCGGGCAGCCGTGAAGCTCGCCGTACCTAGCCGCAATTAGCGGTTCCAGCCGGTTCCCCCAGTAGAACAACTCGTTCGCCTCATCTTCGGTCACGGGCTGCATCTTGTCGGCCCAGACACTAAACGGGCCACCCCATGAAGCCGGGGCTACGCCCGTTAACTTTGCGATATCCGAAGCCCCGATATATAACTTCCGGGCTTCTAGCCATGCCATGCGATCCATATCAAACTCCTATCTAACGTAATTACAGTTTACAGCCTGTGGTTCCGGGCGAATATAAAGCCATTGGTGGGGCGTCTCGGAGGGCATCCACCCAAGAAATGATCCTTGGCACGTTTTGGTCGGGAGCATATATGGCCTTTGTCCCATCCACGCTATGACACCCCGCAATGGCGGCGGCCTTCAAGCGCCGCCATGAGTTGACGCGACCCATATGCACCCACTTTCCCCGCTCACGTGCCTCAGCGATGAGCGCATAACTGGCCGATGACAATTTCCATTTGGTAGTGCCGCCGACAAACCACGCATCAAAGGTGTCCCATGCTATCGGGGTGTCCTCCACGCCGTCCTGCGCGACCAGCGCAGCGCGATACCCTGCGCCGCTTATAAGCGGCAATACAGGCTCGGCTCGTTGCCACGTCTCGAATGGGTCACCGACGACATCAGGCGCCGTAGCAAACAGGCAAAACTCCTGAAAGCGGCTCTTCGTTTGAAGCCAGCGCAAATATGTTTGGGTGTCATAGCCTTCTGGGTCCGCAAAGCATCCCGTGTCTGCTGCCCACACAAAGCCCTTGAACCGCTCATTGGCCCATCCAATTCGCGGCGTTGCCATCAACCCTGTGTTCGCTCTGCCCATAAAGCGCTCGTCATGTTTACCTGACAAATAAATCACGTCGGTTCCTAACAAGCCATATCACCGTGATCGCGGCCAGTGTCATATACGCCTTGCCCACGATTTGGCCCTCGATGAATTGGAACGAACCGAAGGCTAGCCATAGAAACAATGCGGAGTCTGCCACCATACCAACCGCATTAGACGCAAGAACAGCGGGTATCCAACCGCGCTTTCTCAAGGGTGTATAGACCGCAAAATCCAAGAGTTCTGAACATGCGAACGCAACACCACTGGCAATCGCAAATGTAGGCTCTATGGCGTAGGACAGGGCCGCGCCAACAACAATGGCAACTAGCACCCATGTGCGCCCCCCAATTTCGTGTAGCCAGTCGCGCAAGCTAAACGCGATTCCCGCCGCAAACACCCCCGCCGGGGCTGTCAATCCCAATCCAATCGGCACAATGCCGAAGGTCGCCAGCGCCCAGTTCGCCCCGACCACCGTGGCTATAAACGCCCCTAACGCTATCAGTCGGTATGAAACGTGCATGCTAAGCATCCCTTTACTCCCAATTCCCTTCCGGCAACGGGTCATCCTTCGGCGGTGCGGCCCGTTCGACCAGCGGCGGCAGGTCAGATTCCAGCCAGTACCTCGACCCATCAATCGGGTGGATTCGGGGATTGCGTAGCTTGCCCAGTCGCACCCATTTATAGACCGCCTGCCGGGTTATCCCGTGCCGGTCTGCAATCTGCGCGATGCGGAAATAAGGCGTGTCCTTCACGATGCCACCGTCCACCACGCCAGCAGCATGGCGCTGAAGACCATCACGGCTACCGTAGCCAGGGCGTCCTCGACCCACTCGGCCCGCGTTCCCCGCGCCACCAGCACACCTGGAATCCTCAGCGTGTAGATGCGCTGCGGTTGTCGCAGCGGAATCGTGGCAATGTGTTCAATCATCAGCGGGTTCATTGTGCGGTTCCTTTCGTCGGGTCATGCAATACCCATTCAACACGTCCGGCAGCCAGTCGGGTTCGCCGAAACAGCGCCAGCGCTTCCGGTGATCGCATGGCGCTCCGCACATCCTTAACCTCCACATCCAGCCCCACCACCTGACACTGGGCGGCAATCGTTTGGGCATCGCAGTGATAGTGCCGCAGCAGCCCCTTGCAACGCTCAATGATCAGCGCATGTTTCTGGTCGCGTTCCTTGCGTTCCTTGCGTTTCCGCACGGTATAGCGCAACGCCCGCATGTCAGCCTCCTCATCCTGGATATAGCGAACGCCATTGATCTCAACAAACGAATCACTGGCAAAGTACTTGTTGAACCGTTCCCCCTTAGCTCGTGGCGGCATCATCAGCCTCCGCTTGTCTCGCACGCTGGCTGCGCTTTCGGAGACGTTCAGCGGTCCCGTCCTTTCGGCAGGTGTCGCAATACTGCTGGCGGTGAGGGTTGGGCTGACGGCTCGGTTCATAGAGATCACCACACCCATCACAGACATACTGGGGCTGCTCGCCCAGGTGGGCATTGATCGCATCGCGGCAGGCGATGAGATCCTCACGGGTCACACTCATGATGGCGACATCCGTAAAGCCCGTCTTGATCCGCAGGCAGTCGCTCTCGGTTAACGGCACCACCTTAAAGGTGTACGGCACCGGCTCATCCCTGCGCGTGTTGCGGTTGTACGACCAATCACGCGACACACTCAACATGGTCATGGCTTTGCTCCTCCAAACTATCAACGTATGCCCATCATACTGACCTGTTGCCATTATGCAAACCCCAAAGGCACGGCCCAACAAAAAACCGCCCCCCGAAAGGGGCGGCCTTTGCCTAGCTGGGATGTAATCCTACGCCAAGGCTTCCTCAATCTCCTGTCGTAGCTCTCTGATTTTTTCGCTTGTGCGTTCGTCGTATTGCCATATAGGAGTCTTCATGCAATCGGCATACGCCAGTCGTAGCTCTCTGATTTCTTTCGTGAACTGGCGGGGGTCGGTGGTGCTTTGGCCTTGATCGTCCATGTGCTTAATCTCTATCAACTGATGCCCTAATACTACACTCGGGGTTTGCATGGTGTCAACCACTATCGGGCCATAAAAAGCCAATCCCCCTGCCGGAGCAGAGGGGTCAGCCCGTTGATAGTGTGGACGCATGGCAATGCAGAACCACGAACCCATTCTAGCGCAATCAGGGGCCAGCCTTACCGCACGGGCGCGACAAACCCGAACAGCAATATCCAGCACGTGAGAATGAGCAGGACAGCCAGTCCCACCCGCTCATCGTTGGTCAGGGGGTCGCATTTTCGCACCGTCCCTGGGGCCACCCAGGTGTCCGGCCAATACAGCCTGCTGTAACAACAGCAACCAGCGGAATTGCCGCACGCTCCCAAACCAGCGGAAGCCGTCAGGCGGTACACGCCTCGTACGGCGGTTGGGGTTCGCGTTGTCGTTTCCTGTAGGTGGCATAGGTGGTCACCGCCAACACAGCAATCAGAACGAGGCTATTTCTTACCGTGATCGGCAACGCCCTGTCCCACAAGGTAAGCCGACACGATGACCATCAAATTCTGCCCGACCTGCTGGGCCTGCTCTGGTGAGATCCAAACGGCCAGCACCTGCACAACCAGACCGACAACGGCAACCCACAATTTTCTTGATTGGAGTCTCGGTGGAATGTTCACATCACGCTCCTAACGCTGCTGTGCGCCCCATAGGGGCGATTTTATCCGCTTTTGGGGTATGTGTACCCCTAAATCTTTCCAGCCCATTCTGCGTTCTCAGCGGCCAACCGTTCGCGATCCTCTGGCAGCACACCGTCACCGGCACGATTCAGCGCCCTGATGGTCCAGCCCAGCGAGCTTCCGCTTTTGATGAACTTGTTGTAATTGGTATCAGCCCTCGCCCGTTCCTGGCGTAACTCGGCTTCTAATTTGCTGACTCGTTCATCCACGTTGTCATCTCCTATGTCGAGGCCTTCACCATACGGTTCAGGCATAAATGGCCCTGGGTCGATGCAGAACGAACCCCAGCGAGTTGGGAAGTAGTCAACCCCCATAGCTTCGACGGAATCAGAAAACCGGATTTCGTAGTGGAGGTGCGGCCCGGTCGAGAAACCACTGGTATCGCCGTCCATAATGTGCTGGCCTGCGGCTACGTCCTCCCCGACCTGCACCTGTGCGGATTGCGGCGTGCCGTGGGCATAGCGGGTGCGCCCACCAAACTCGTGGGCAATCTCGATCCACTGCCCATACCCTTCAGCGTCCCAACCCACGACAGTTACCCTTCCGGCTCCGGTCGCCAAAATCGGGGTTCCCACGCTGATCGCGAAGTCGATACCGTTATGCCCCGGATACCCGAAGCGGCGGTATATGGGTTCGTTCTCGCCCCAGCGCTGAGAAATCCAGAATGAATCCTCGGGACACGGTAGAACCAGCCTCATGTCGCCACCCTTAGAAGTGGAGGTTGAACCGCTTGCTCTGGCGGTTTATGCGGCTGCGGCGGTAGGCCGCCTCGTTGCACAACGGGCAGGCCCAGCGCACGGCGCGGGATGCCGCGAACGATTTGCGACACCAGCTTCTCCGGTAGGCATCCCTGGATGTGCGGATGGTCTTGCCGCACTCGGCGCAGGAAATCACGCGGCCCCGGCCAGCATCCAGATAAGCGACGCCCAGCCCCCGAGATTGAGGGCGCCGATACTGATCGCCAAGCGCATCGCCCGATTTTCGGAACTGGTGATTCGTTCCCTGAGGTTACGTTCGCGAGAGTCTATCTCTGAGCGCGGCACCACTACCCGAGTGACCTCAACCTGAAACGACGCGAGCTGGTTGGTTAATTGCCTTAACTCGTCGCGTTCAGACAGCACCTGTGGCGCTATCGGGCAGTGGTCGAGGCTCACGGTTACCGTTCCTGCGTTCGCGGCAGACCGTCCGGCCATGCGGCGTCGAGGTCATCGGCGTTCGCGTGCGCCGATAGGTCGAACTCCTGCGGAATATCCCGCAGGGCTTGTTTTTCCACACTGGCGTCATCCTGTGCATCGGGGTCACCGTTCTCGACGGCTCGCATAAACGTGACGTCCAATTCGGCCAGTTGCTTATCGCGATCCACCCGAATGGCGTCCATATGGATTTCGCGAGCCTTCGGCATATCTACATCTACGGTCGCGCCATCATCGGCCCATGCGTTACGGAACAGGCGTGATGCTGGAATCTCGTTGTCCTCGACCACGCGATGCTCCACCCCGTCCGGCACGTTGCGTGCTACGCACGCAGCCAGAAGCGCGGCTTCATCGGCGTAAAAGCCTTGATCGATTGAATCATAGACCGGAACCACCACGCAGAGATTACCCGTCGTAGGGTCGGTGTAAATAATCTTCATACCTGTGTACCCCATCCTGCTACATGAAGATAGGTTCCGTCGCTTAGCGTGCCGTTGTTATCGGTGATACGCATGGCGACGGAGCCAGCGAGTTGCCCACTACCACTGGGAACGTCCACGTTGGTTGATCGCGTGTACGGCGTCTCGGTGCAGGCGGTCACTGCCCAGCTAGCGCTGGTGAAATCGTCAGCAATCGTGACCGTGAGTAGCCCGGTGCCAACGTCAGTAACTGAGGTGACGTTATACGAGGCAAGAACCGAGGCATCGTACCCCGTCTTGACCCAGAATTTCCCCACTCCCGGACTGAAGCGAATTAGGTCCGGCGCCGCGTATGTATCTTCGTTGGTTTCGGCTTCCAGCGCCGCCTGATTCGCCTGCGAAGGACCGCCGCCTGCGCCGCTCTGGATCTGGCCTGAGCCAATTTTGAGCAACTCCCCCGGCAGGTCAAAAAGCACGCTGCCAGAGGAGGCGTGCGAAGTCACTACAACACCAACCCGTTGACTCAACTGCGCTGAGCCGGTAAGTGCGGTGGCGGTCCAGCCGCCCGCAGTGGCTGACAGATATATCGGGTCACCTACTGACGAACCACTGGTGTCGAGGCTGCCCAGCGTATACCCGCGAAATGCGTAGCCCGCCGCGCCATTGGCGATGTCGGCCTGCAACACATACTCAGCCAACCGACTGTCGCCGTCGGCCTTGGTGACCTGCGGGGCGCTCGTGCTGGCGTCATACCCTGACACGTAGACCAGCGTTCCAGCCGTAAGCGTCCCCCCCGTGCTGTTGTCGACGGGTATGCCCAGCCGTATCGACTGGATATGTCCCGTGCTGGTTTGCCCCGCAATCCACGCTTCGTTGCTGACCACGCCATCCCAGATAACCTCCGTCAAAACGTCCCCCGTGGCCCTATCCAGGGTATCGGGGTCACTCCACGATTCAGTCACGGCCATGATTTATGCTCCTATATATCCTTCGCCGACGCCGGTCACGCCGATGATAAGTGGCCCCGTGGCTGGCACCTCACTGAGTAACCAGTCCGTTCGCAGGCGCGAACCACCGCCGAAGACATCCGCAGTATGACTAACCTGCTCGATGAAATACTGCTTCGCCGATGTCCCACCAAACGTCTCGGTAATCGTTACACGGTCATTGAGGTCACGCGCCAGCAGGTCAGCCGTGCTGCTGGCTGCCGATACGAAACCTGCGCGGGCCGGGGTCTTGGGATCCTTGAAGCGCAGCACCCGCAGCCTGGCACGGCTCAGGGCTTCGGCGTCGGTGTCCAGGTAGGCCGTGGCCGTGTCGCCCATATCGCGCTGGCCGAACGCATTGATGCTGTCGGTGTCGCTGGCGCTTTGCGTGCTGCCGCCGTCACGGGTCACCGAGGCCGCATTGAAGATGGTGGCGATATCGTTGGACGAATCCCATCGCATCAGGGTATTCGCAGCCCCCGTAATGGTGCTGCTGCTGGTGGTGCTGGCGTACCTGGCGTTGCGGTTCTCAAAGATAGCGACCCCCGAGCCATTGATGTAAAAGACCCCCATCTCGGCTTCGAGCAATCCATTGATCAGGTCGAGGCTGCTGCTGCTGCCATCGGCGCTGAAATCCGGGATGCTGTCGCCGGTATCCAGTGACCGCAGGCTGCCAGGCCATCCAATCTCATCCAGCACGGCCTTGATCGCGGCCCCCGTGGTGGTGCTGCCCAGGGCGCTGATCGTCGGCTGCCGTTGTGATAGCCATGAAAACAGGTCGGCACATTCCAGCGTTGTCACGGGCCGGTTGGGATCGGACTGGGAGTGGATCGACAGCAGGAACCCGTAAAAGATCCCGTAGGTGGTGCCGTCATAGGCGGCCTTAATCCGTATGGCCCGCATGGGCTTCACGTTCGGGTACAGGCTGCTGGACGTGTTCACGGGGTTGTATTTGCCCGACTGGTCCCGTAGCTGAACCGTTGCAGTACCACTGAGTAGCTGGCCCAGGTCGTCACTGCGGCCACGGGTCAGGGTGAATAGTTGGCAGTCCTCGGTGACGTCCTCAAAGCCCGCATCAGCAGGCCATCCACTGATGACATCGGTGCCGCCCACCGTGCTGACCCCAATCCGAAAGAGTCCCTCAACCGAGCCGCCCCAAGCGACCTCTACGGTGTATTCGATCCCCATCGTTGCCATTACACCACCACCGCGTTCACGTTCAGCACGCCGTCATTCAGCCGCGTGGCGTTTCGCATGGCGTTAACCGCCAGCGTTTGCAATTGCCGCTCACTGATGACGCTGCCCTGCACGATGATGGTCTGCTGCACAGCACCGCCCGCTTGCCCGGGCCGGGTGACGCTGACCCGTTCACCTGGTGTAGCCGCAAATGACACCAACTGCGAATCAGCCCCACCGCTGCCAGGCACCGTAAATGCTCCACCCTGCTGGAACGCCATACCCTGGCCGAAGCTGAAACCCGCCAGTGTCCCCTCTGCAAATTGCATCCGTTGAGCCGCACTCAGTCCGGCGATCTGGCCCATCGCCCGCTCAAGTTCTCGCTGTGCGTTGGCCTCGCTTAGCGCTCCAAGCCCCACCTGTCGCGCCTTGCGCTGGGCCGCAATGGTCCGCGCTTCCGCAATGCTGACCGGTCCCCTCGGTGGGGCCACGCCTGCTTCTTTCGCCCGCACAACGGCGGCGCGGTGGGCGACACCGGCAGCGGCCTCGGTTGCACGGGTGGCTTGTGTTGCGGCCTGTTGTGCATCCCGCTGGGCCTGTTCCGCAACCTTGGTGGCTTCAACCTGCGCTTCCTGGCTGGCAATCACCCGTTCATTCGCCCGCTTTAAGCCGTCCAGCTTCTCAATGAATCCATCCACACTCTTGCCGGATTCCTCACCCCAGGCCCGTATGGTCTCTTCCAATAACTCAAAGCCTTCCTTGGCCTGTTCGATCCCAACCCCGGCCAGTTCACGATAGGCCTGGTCCAGCACCTCGGCTTCCAGCCCGATGGATTCCAGCGCGAATTGAATATCACTGGTGGCGCGGTTGAGGCGGCGTGTGGCTTTCTCAGCCTCCGATAAGCCGCCCGCGTAGCGCCTGATACTCCGATCCGTTTTCTCGGTTGCGGTGCCAACCCCGTTTATTTCCTCATCAAGATCCCCCAGGGAATCGTTGAAATCTTCAGTGGCAATCGTGGAGTAATAGAGTTCGTTCTGGGCGTTTTTCAGTGATCGCTGAAGCGCCATTACCTCTGCGGTGGCATCACCCACGGACAGGCCCGCCTTGACCAGCCCCACATAGAGAATCTCAAGCTGCTCGCTGACCGTTGGCATGGTCGCTTTTGCGAGCGTGTC